CTTACTCAGACTGTGGGAATTGTTGCACTTGGAGCTTTGTCCAGATTGCCAAAAGTCTTGACCGAAGGCGTATTGACGCAAGAATTTGATGGCGTTCAAATTTACGATGTGCTCGATGGAATTCTCTTTGGATCATGGAATCAAGTGGCTCCGACTTTAACGTGGGCAGCTTATCCGGCAACTACGACATGGGCAACGGCCGAAAATAGTGGGCTTGGCGAAATTGACACCGGAAATTATGAGCTGACTGCAAGAGCTTCCAGCGTTACAGATGCCTACTCACTGGTTGCAGCTCTGGCGACATCGGGCTTGGGTTATTTATATGAAAACGCTCAAGGCCAGATTTGCTATGCAGATTCGACACACAGAGGCCAGTATCTAGTTGCAAATGGATATGTAGATTTGAGCGCAAATGACGCTCTTGCAATTGGTCTGGAAACTGCCGTTCGTTCTGGAGATGTTCGAAATTATGTAACTCTGACATATAACAACGGCAATCAAGTAACAGCTAGCGAAATTGCATCGATTGCGACTTATGGCACTCTGGCACAAAACATCGACACAACTTTGAAACATACCGCCGATGCAACATCTCAAGCGGCCTTTTATTTGGCTCTAAGAGCTTATCCGCGCGCCGGCTTCAATGCTGTCTCTTATCAACTTGGTTCGCCAGAATTGTCCGATTCAGACCGAAATTCACTTATCAATGTCTTTATGGGAATGCCGGTCAATCTTACGGATTTGCCCACAAATATGGGCACTGCATTTCAAGGATTTGTCGAGGGTTGGTCATTCCAAGCCGGATATAACTCTTTGTCTATCACGCTTTATTTGACTCCAATTTCATATTCTCTCGATTCATTCCGTTGGAACGATGTCGCGTCTTCCGAGACTTGGAACACTCTTAACCCTACACTTGACTGGTTGAACGCCACCGTTGTGGCATAAAGGAGAAAAAGCATGGCAACTACCACACCCAATTTCGGTTGGAGCGTTCCGACTTCCACCGATCTAGTTAAAGATGGCGCAACAGCTATCGAGACGTTGGGCGATTCAATTGATGCGTCAATGGCTGACTTGAAGGGTGGCACGACTGGACAAGTCTTGTCTAAAACTTCAAACACTGACATGGATTTCACTTGGGTTGCTCAAGATGATTCGAATGCTATTCAGAATGCAATCGTCACAGCTAAGGGAGACATAATTGGAGCTACTGCTTCGGCTACTCCAGCTCGTTTAGGCGTTGGCACGAATGGACAAGTACTCACTGCGGATTCAACCGCTTCAACTGGAATCAAATGGGCAACGGCTGGAGCTGCATTCGTTGGTTGCAGCTTAACTAAGACAGCAACCCAAACGGCCAACGGAGCAGTTTTTACAGCTATCACTTGGGATAGTGAAAACTTTGACACGGATTCATTCCATAGCACATCAAGTAACACTTCAAGAATAACAATCCCAACGGGTCTCGGTGGCAAATATGTCTTTTCTTATTTTGTCAATGATGCGGCCGGAAGTTATCCCGCTGGAAGTCTTATGCAAGTTGCACTTTACAAAAATGGCGCAATAATTGCGCAGACTGGAACGCTTTATCAGGGTGCAAATTACATGCCACAAACTGCAACATTTTTCTTCGATGCAGCGGCAGCAGATTACTACGAAGTTTTTGTTTATCGTGACACTAGTGCAACCGGAAACATTCAAGCAAAAGGCCAGTTCGCTTGCCAGAAAGTAGGGTAATGATGATTTACTTGGAAAAGCCAGAATTGTTCAATGGTTCTCAATTTGTTGGTGAATTGCGCAATGCTGGAATTGATATTGTTGATGCTGAAATTGGCACTCATTTGATTTCATATCGCTTAATTGTGACGAATGAAGGAAAATTGGGTGTTGAAACGGATTCAACAAATAAAACAAAAATTCAAAATCTTCTCAATGTCCATTCTCCTATTTTGGATACTGCCAGCGCATGACATATCCAATTGGAACAGCTGCGAAATTGATTGAAGTCGCTTCGCAAGAAGTGGGCACAATTGAAGAAGGCGAGAATCTGACCAAGTACGGCAAATTTACAAAAGCCGATGGATTGCCGTGGTGCGGTTCATTTGTCAATTGGTGTGCACATGAGGCTGGAGTCAAGATTCATTCTGTCGTTGGCACTGCAATTGGCGCACACAAATTCAAAGAAATCAATCGCTGGTCTAACATGCCACAGCTCGGTTATGTGGCTTTCATGGACTTCCCACATGACGGCATCGATCGGATAAGCCATGTCGGAATCGTGGTTGGATTGTTGGAAGATAACAAAGTGTTACTTATTGAAGGCAACACTTCCGGCACTGGAGACCAACGCAATGGCGGAATGGTCATGGTGAAAGTCCGCAGCTATGCAGATGGAAAAGAAGTGGTCGGATTTGGGATTCCAAAATTCGTTCCATACAAAGGCGATTATCCAATCGTTGAAGTTCCAACATCGGGAGCCAAACCGAAGAAGGAGAAGAAAACATGGAGCAAGTAAAGAAGCTCGCGGCATCGTGGGGGCGTTCATTTATCGCCGCATCGTTAGCCTTATACATGGCCGGAGAGACTGACCCAAAGAAGCTAGGAATGGCTGGTCTTGCAGCTGTACTTCCAGTGCTCTTGCGTTGGCTTAATCCAAAAGATTCAGCTTTCGGGTTATTGGGGAAGTGACTCGGAAACTGCTCGCGGCAGTGTTGGCAGGGTCTTTATCGCTAACATTGTCCGCTTGCGGTTATCAGGGTTGGACGCGATATGAATGCCAAGACTTCGAAAACTGGCAAAAGCCCGAATGCCAAGAGCCGGAATGTATCCCCACTGGAACGTGCACTGGAGATGTCATTGGCGACTTACCACAGCCGGCCAGCCCGTAGGCGTTCACCGGAAGAAGTCCACGCCCAGCTCATTCTTATCATCGGCTCGACTCTTGCATTTGTATTTCTTATCGTTACGGTTGGCATCACTTATGCTTTGATATTTGTCACTCAGCCAATCAACAAGCAAGCTCCGAACGATGCAGCTTTCATCGATCTATTGAAGACTCTGGCAATTTTTCTGACTGGTTCACTCGGTGGAGTCTTGGCTGGAAATGGATTGAAGAGCAAGCCAAAACACAGCAACGACACGCCCAAATCTACGCAGGATATTTGACTATGTCAGATACCACCGTCACTCTGTACTTAGGGAGCTCGAACGCAGCTCTCTGAAACGGGAGCAAAATTATGATGCTTGACTTATTAGACCCACAGACCATTTGGGCATTGCTGCTCATTGGAATTCTCTGCATTATGTCGGCTGCATTTGGATATTCAGTCGGCTATAAAGAAGGCCACAAAGATGGCTATAACCGTGGCAAGGCCATAAAGAATCACGTCTCAGCAAAGGCGGTTAAGTAATGGGATTCTTGGATAATTACGAGGCAGCTCGCGAAAGAATCGAACGCTGGCATCGCACATTCCCACAAGGCAGAATTGAGACTTCAATCATCGATTTCAACGCTGAAAAGGGTTACATCTTGGTTGAAGCTCGCGGATACCGAAATGCCGAAGACACACTGCCAGCCGGCATCGACTTCGCTTATGGCTATCAAGGAGCTTATGTCCAAAACATGAAACGCTGGTTCGTAGAAGACACGACCACGTCCGCAATTATGAGAGTCATGCAGCTCATCATGGGCGGGGCAGAGCGGACTACAAAAGAAGTCATGGAGCAAGTAGAAAAGCTTCCAGCTAAAGTAGCCAACTCCGAGCAAGATTATGACTATTGGACGACGAAATTTGGAGACGTTCCAAGCTTTGCAACAAGAGAAGAAGCCGAAGAATCCGGATTGCCAACGGTTGCAAAAGCGATCGATGAGATAAAAGAAAAGCTTGGTGGAACGATTCAAGCCGAAGCTCCACAGTGCAAGCATGGCCATCGTGTCTGGCGCACCGGAACGTCGGCGAAGACCGGAAAAGATTGGGCGAATTACAGCTGTGTTGAACGCAAGCCAAATCAATGTGACCCGCTTTGGTACGTCTTTACATCTGACGGAACATGGAAGCCACAGATATGAGCGACTTCATGGAGATTATCAATCCACGGACTATGACGTGCAAGCTTATGGAAAATGGGCAAGTCATTGCAGAGTACAAAGTTGAGCAATGTGACAAATGTGCATCGATTCAAAAATTCGATGAATTTGGTTATCAAAAAGGCTATGACCGAACAGAAAAAATTCTTTGGTTTTGCGCTGGTTGTCGATGAAAATCAAGCTATCCAGAGAGCAAGAATTGACGTGTCTAGTTGCTGCGATTGAGGATTACATACGCGAAGGCTACGAGCCAGACCATGAATCTAGACATCAACGAGATTTGTCGTTCTTCGAATTCATTTCTCAGACAGCAAGCGCATTCTGCGCCGAGATGGCAGTTGCACAAGCAACCGGTGTGCCATACAAACCCGGAAACAATCGCGGTAAGCATCGTCCAGATGTGGAGCCAAACATCGAAGTCAAACACTCAGAGAATTCAGCTAGTGGACTGTGGATTCAGCAATCAGACCGAGCCGATTGGATTGGGGTACTCGTTACGGGTAAGCCGCCGGTCATGCGTTTAGTTGGCTGGATTCCCATTGCAATGGCTAAACGTCCACGTTACTTCAATGCCAATCAAAACAATTGGAACGTCACTCAGCCAAATTTACAGCCGATGGAGAATTACAAAAGGAGCCAATATGGAGAAGTTGCAATTTGATTGTCGAGTCTGCAAAAAGAAAACAATTCAATTGATTCGCATCGTTACAGATAATCTTCCAAGTGGTGTCAAAGTCTTGGAATGTACGGTCTGCTCAACGATGGGCATTGCGTTAGTGGGCGAAGATGCCGGCTTATGAATTCATTTGTGGAATGTGCGAAAACGTCGTAACAATCACGCGATCGATTGAAGACAAGCTCTCCAGAGACCCTTACTGTGAGAGCTGCACAATTCCGATGAAGCGTCTCTTTACAGCTACGCCAGCCATATTCAAGGGTCAGGGTTGGGGGGGTAAAGCATGAAGAAGTTATCCACAGACAATATCAACAGGGTGTGCGCAACGCCCAACAGTACGCTCAAACTTGACGGGTATTTGACTCAGGGAATACGCTCCATACTCGCTGGCGAGCCGCTGAGGCGGATAGCTCGCAGGCGTAGTCTGGTGCTATTGGGTGTGCTATGTGTTGTGGGCACAACACCAGCGGAAGCAGTGACAGACATAGATAATTTGAAGCTATATGCTCATTCAAGGATTATTAACTACAAGCAATTTCAATGCTTCAATCAGCTCATAACAAAAGAATCCAATTGGCGAATCAATGCAATCAATGGTTCACACTACGGTCTTGGACAAATGCGAAATCCTAAGTACCGCAATCTTGACGGTTATCGACAGATCGATTGGACTCTTAGATATATTAAAGCAAGATATTCTGGCTCCAGTTGCAAGGCATATTTGCACTGGCAAAAGAAAGGCTGGCATTGAATGACTCTGCATTCTCAACGCAAGAGCAACAGCTCTATCTGGAAGAAGCTGCGTCTTCGTGTATTGCAACGTGATGGCTATCAGTGCTATTGGTGTGGACAAGAGGCGAACACATGCGACCATGTGATTCCAGTAGCTAGAGGGGGTTCAGACGACATGGATAATCTAGTTGCAGCTTGCAAGCGATGTAACTTTTCACGCCAAGACCGACTACCGGAAGAGATGGGAGTTGTGAAGAAGAAGGGGGGTGGCGTTTTTTTATTTAACGAATCCAC